ATTTGGTGGATCTTTATAAACTAAATGAAGAGATTTATAAATCTGAATTGAGATTTGAACCGGTAATGGGATACACTTACCACTTATATGAAAGAAAAAATGGTTCAAAGTTTTTATCTATGGTTGCACCAAGTGAATGGAACATGCCGTATATTTGTTCAGTTACATTAAACACAGATGGTCAATGGGTTTTACAAAAAGGTTCATCAGCAAAGAATTAATTTTATCTACCCGAAAAAACGGAGAAAAGGTATCAGGATTATTCAAATCAGATATGATTGTTTGTACCGATAACTTTTCATATGAGATATACAATATGTTTCTTGGTGGGTCCACAGAAGATGAATTAAAAACTAAGGTGAAAACCTTTGTCCATGTTGAATAATACCAAGACAAGCCTTATAATTTTACAAAACCTAATAACTATGAAAACTCTCAAGAATGTTCAGACGGGAAATATCCGTCGTGTTGAAGACAAAGATGCCGATTTTCTAACTGGTGGTCGTAACCCGATTTGGAAATACATCTCAAAGTCAGAATGGAAGACAAATAGAAAGACAAATCCATCAATGATCCAAGAGGAGGTTCAAAATACCTCAGAGGAAAAGACAACCAAATCAGGAAAACGAAAGGCAAATAAATAACCAATGGAGTTGGATAAAAAAACTCAAAGGTTATTTGATAAAGAACTCAGAATACCCTGTCACCTAAATCATATTGCCGACAGGGTATTCAAGTTGTCAAGAGAAGAAAGCTTGGTTATATTAAATGAAATGATTCTCAACGGAATTATCGAGGAGAGTTGTTTTGCTAAAAACTACTATAAGATAAAAGAAAATGTCTGAACAACAACAATCATATGAATATGTGAATCATCCCCAGCATTACGGTGGGGGAGAAAACACCTACGAGGTGATCAAAGTAATTGAAGCTCTTGAGATGGACTTCCATCTTGGTAATACCTTCAAGTACATTGCCCGAGCCGGTAAGAAAGGAACCGATAAAGAGATTCAGGATTTGGAAAAGGCTCAATGGTACCTTCAGAGAAAAATTGATCTTCTGAAGAATAAATAAATGGTTTGGTACCTTATAATGGGAATGTGTTTCGGTATGTTTATCGAAGTGGTAGCAATAAAAACCGGTGTTGAACCAATGACAATGCCTCAGAGGTTCGGTATGGTTTTACTGTGGCCCATATTCTTATTATACTTTATAATAGAAATGTTAAAATAATGGAAAAGAAAATAAAAACCATCATCAACGGTGACTGTATCGAAGTGATGAAGACCCTTGACGAGGGATCAATCGATCTAATTGTTACCTCACCACCTTATGGTGTGGGTATCGATTATGATGTTCACCAAGATGATATGGTGTGGGAGGAATATGTAGAATTTACACATTCGTGGATGGAACAAGCATACCGTGTTCTGAAAGATGACGGACGTATCTGTTTGAACATCCCTTACGAGATCAACCGACAGGATAAAGGTGGTCGTATCTTTATGGTAAGTGAGGTGTGGCAGATTATGAAAAAGATTGGATATAAGTTCTTCGGTATTGTGGATTTGGAGGAAGAATCTCCACATCGTAGTCGTACTACAGCGTGGGGGTCATGGATGTCACCATCAGCACCTTATATCTATAACCCAAAAGAGTGTGTGATCTTGGCTTATAAGAAACACCATATCAAGAAAGTAAAAGGTGAACCTGAGTGGGTTGGTGAACTCGGTGAAAAGGAAGATAAGAATGGTGTAATGAAACCTAAGACCTTCTACACCGAGGAACAAAAGCGTGAGTTTATTGATCTTGTTTTTGGTCAGTGGAAATACTTTGCTGATACCAAGAGTATGACTAAGGCAACATTCTCAATGGATATCCCAACTAAAGCAATCAAGATTTTAACTTATAAAAATGATATCGTACTTGATCCGTTTGCTGGTTCAGGAACAACCTTGGTGGCAGCCGAGGTCTTGGATCGTCAATGGATTGGTATTGAACTATCACCCAATTATGCTGAAGTTGCAAGGAAACGAGTCAACACATTTGTTGAGGAAAAACGACAACAAGTAATTGAGTTGTAAAAATTGGACCCTCACCCCAAAGGTGGGGGTTTTCTTTTTTATTCCACTGACTATTTATATTGATAAAGAAATATTATGAAGGTAGTCATAACTGAATCACAATATCAGAGAGTATCGGGATTATTGAATGAAGATGATACGTTATTGAATGAAGCGTGGTGGAACACTTTGGGTGATATTGTTGGTATTTTTGATCCGACAGGTGTCGTTGACATTGTAAATGGTGCGGATTATATCAGACAAGGTGATACCTTTTTTGGAATGTTATCCATAATATCAGCATTCCCTTACTTTGGTGATGTAGTTGCTAAACCAATTTTGATGGCGGGTAAGGGTTCAAAATTGGTCAAAACCGCAAATGATGCCATCAAATTAGCAAAGGCTGGTAATGAAGCGAAGGCGATTGCTATGTTAAAAAATGTGTCGAATAGTAGTTCACTTACCAGAAAACTATTCGGAACGTATAGAAGATGGGCTCCTAAGTTGAAAGAGTTGATTAGTAAGATACCAGGTGGAAAGTTATCAGCCCCTTTGAAACAAACAATAAATGATGCCATAGATCTCTTTGGTAAGGTTGGTGCGGGAACACAAAAAGCTTCCTCAATGATTAGAAGAGCGGCTTCCAAACCAATGACTAAACAAGAAACTATCAATCTTGCTAAACAAGTAAAGAAAGCGGTTGAACAGGATGGTAAGTTATTTAGAACTTATGGTGGGCAAAGCGCGAAAGGATTAAAAGGAATTGCCAACTGGAAATTAGGAGGTGTTCCAAGACTTATGGGAAATAGGGCTGTTAGGAGTCTTATGGTAAGAACTAAGTTTTGGGCCGGATTTTTAGATTACATTGGTGTTGCTAATTTTGTTGGTCCCGATGAATATATCAATAAAGTGGGTGAGGAAGCGTTCAATCAAAGCATGAACGATTACGTCAAAACACCTGAAGCCGAGAAACATTGGGGAGATGATTTTTCAGGAGCTCAAGAAGAAACACAAACACAACAAACTCAAAAACAAACTACAACCAAAACACCAACACAAGATATTCTTAGTGATTTGTTATTTGGACCACTAGATAATGTAATGCCATGACAAACGAAATTATTGTAAATTTATTAGCGATGGAAAATCAAATGAGAATTTTCCATTGGCAGACAATGTCTTATGCTGAGCATAAGGCGTTCGGAAAAATATACGAAAACCTTACTGACCTAATCGACAATTTTGTTGAGGTCTGTATGGCTAAACACGGAAGACCCGATTTCGGTGGTGAATTTAACATCCCACAATTTGATTATAAATCGATCAATGTTGACGAATATATCAATAGTATGATTGAATTTTTAATTTCTTTGGATGGTGTATACCAAGAACCGCTCGACAGTGATATTTTGAATATCCGTGATGAGATGTTGGCTGAGGTAAACAGATTAAAATATTTATTAACATTGAACTGATTATGAAAAAATTTAGAATAGACGAAAATGAAAGAGAAAGAATTCTCAATATGCATATTGAAGCAACAAAAAAACAATATTTGTCTGAAAGTATAATTTCAGAACAACCATATTTTCTTACACCACAAGAAACATTTCAAATCCAAACGGGATTGAACGAGTACTTTAAGAAAAAAGGTGTGAAGATTCAATTAGTACCTGACGGTTCATGGGGTCCTAAAACAATTGATGCTTTGAAAAAGTTCCAACAATTGGAAGGATTAGAAGCGGACGGTAAAATGGGTCCTAATACAATGAGTAAATTAAAATCAGTTGGTATCAATGAAGATATTATTGACAAGTTGGTCAAGTTTTTTTCAGGTATGTTCAAATGAAAAAAATAATCAGTGAGTCAGGTTTACGTGATATAAAGAAACTGGCTGAAAGATACCCTAAGGCTAAAATTTATTTCCACCAAGATTTGGATGGTGTAACTACTGCTATTGCCATGAAAAAATACCTTGAGTCCAACGGAATAAAAGTGGTGGACTCAGAAGTTATTCAATATGGTGACAAAGAGTTCTCGGTAAAAAAGATGGATGCTCAAGGAGATACGATGCCTGTACTAGTGGATTTTGCTCATGGTAAACCAATGTTTGTGATTCATACGGATCACCATGATAGACAAGCGGGTGCTGAAGAGACTGGTGCTAAATCATTTAGACCTTCTCGTTCTAACGTAGAAACGATATCTCAAATAGTTTCACCTAAAGATTTATTTCCTGAGGTTGATCTTAGACTCATATCAACTGTAGACTCGGCTGATTATGCAAAATATGATATATCACCTGAAGAGGTAATGAATTATATATTCAAACTTGATAAGGACAAGTCTGCTCGTGAAAACAAATTTGCTTTGGGTCTTGTTTTGAACAAGTTATTATTGGCGTTCAAAAACAAACCAAAATTCTTGGAAAATTTGGTCATGAATTCCCAACCATCGTTATATTCAATCTTAGATCAAATCAAACAAGAGATGAAGGGAAGAAACCTTCCATCTCCTGAAATGTTGAAAAAGAACCAAGAAGACTATGTACACAAAATGATGCATTCAAGAAATGTGATGTATGATGATGGTATTATAGTTCAATACGGAGGTGGAAGCATGATGAAGCCAGGTTCATACGATAGATACACTCCATTCAAAAATAATCCTGACGCCGACTTTTTAGTTATTGCATGGCCATTAGGATTACTACAAGCCTCTTGTAATCCTTTCAAAAAAGAAAGAGAACTAAAAGGTGTGAACTTAGGAGACATCGCTCAAGAAGTGTTGAGTAAATGGGAAGATCAACTGAAAGGTAAAAAAGTTCCATTATCTACCATCAAGTACATATCTGAATCTAAGATTACACCAGAGTCCGTGGGATTTACCTTCAAAGATTTCAAGGCCATTTACGGAGATAGATTAAAAGATAGAGAAAATGGTGAAAAGGCTGTGCAAGTTTTGGAGGACATTATGAATGTACCCTACAAAGAGTTGAGTGAAGATCAGTTTGCGATCTTAGACAAGATAACTGTAAGTGCTTGGGACATTATACAAGCTAATTCAGGTGGTCACAAATGTATTACAAACGTTTCAGGTTTGAATTACTTAGGAAGAGCGGCCCGTCCTGATGATGATCCATACAGATACAATCCAGAGGCTGACGATGCTCCGTATATCAAGTTTGTAAAAATGTTACAAAGAGAGTTTGTCACCAAACTCAAAGAAAAGATTCAAGAATCAAAACAAACTGCGTAAGTTGTTTTTCTTGATTTCATCTTTCAATTTAGAAACATAATTAGGGTCTTCAGCATAACTCTGACCGAGTACATAAAAATACTCTTCTTCACTTTTGGCTCCTGACAGATAACGGGTCTGATAAAAAGCGTAATCATATACACTTTCTATCCATGTATTATAATATGCATGATTATGTTGAGTTCCTGCTGCGGTGTTAACCCGAACAGTTGCTTGTTTCATTCCGAACAGATTGTTATTCTCCTTGAAAATTCTTGAACGATATCCACCTGTCTCCAAACGAGCTTGTGCCAACACAATGTGGGGAAATCTTACATTCAATTCACTCAACATATCAACAAACTTATCTTGACTAAAATCATTCCGACTATTGATGTCCACGATAAGAATCTCCTTTTCTAAATCCGAGAGATTTTTGATCTGATCGATCCTTCCATAGATATAGGCTATGAAGAATACTAAAGATAGTGTAAATGAACTATAAATTACCAACTTCCAATAGGGAATGGCTTTCAGGTCAAGGTCTTTTCGGTAGTAATAGTAGATCTGTGGCAGTTTCATACCACAAAATTAGTGAATTATTTATTCAAAAACAACATTGTCACCAATTCGGATCTTTTTAGAACGACAAGTACCACCAGGTAATTCCAAAACAAAACCTCCTTTACCTTGGTATGAAGGACAATCGTCATCAACACATGGAGGGCAGTTAGGTGAAATATCCTCGATAGTACCGTTACTAATAAAAACCATATCCAATGGAACAATACAATTTTTCATCCAAAAACTTTGAACCGTATCCTCAGGCATTATAAATAACATACCGTCAAATCCGTCAAAGGTTTTGAACATCATACCATTTCTTATTTCTTTTGGAGTTGATACAACTCGACAATTAAAATTATTATTATTGATGGATAAATTCATTCTATTAGATAAATATAGTATATGAAGAAAGCTGCCGGAATATTAATCACTTCAAACGGTAAGTGTTTGTTGTGTAAAAGAAATACTGAGGGAAGTTTACCTGGTGAGTGGAGTATCCCTGCGGGTAAAATTGAAAAGGGTGAGAAGGAAATTGATGCTGCTGTTAGGGAGTTTTATGAAGAGACAGGAATTCAAGTTGAAAGTCCCTTATCTTTTATTGGGGTTATGAGGAGATATAATCGAGAGGGTATAAAACCGAAAGGATTGTTCTTTGTCTTCATGACACACTCAGATAAAGAAATATTACCTGATTTAGAAAATGCTATTGATGGTCAAGAACACACCGAATGCGGTTACTTTGGAAAAAATGAATTACCTTTGCCCATGGGAGAAAACTTCCAAAGTCTAATTTCAAAGTATTTATAGTAGTATGTCTGATAACTCTTACAAATTCATTTATTGGGACGACCCCGATACTGATTCACCTGAAACCAATAATAACAAACCCAAAAATTTTTCAGATAGTTTAGAAGACGACGAATAAGGGTTATCTAAGTATTTATTAA